CCCAGAGCGATCGATATATTATTTCGTAAAAGTTTTCCACAGGTTTCAAAAAATTTTCTGAGGTAAAAAATGGACTCTAAAACCCGCATAGAGAGACAAGACACACGTGTATGGGCATTGGAGAGTTTAATACAGAAAGAAGCGTTTCTAGACCCTCGGATGTATGCGTGTGCAGACTATTATGCATCATCGTATGCTTCTCAGGTATTAGATGATCTATATACACTATGGGTTGAGTGGAAGAACGATAATCCTACAGATAACCCACAAGTCAGAAACCGCCTATAGAGATATGTCCCATAGATTCA